CAATAAATGCAGAATAGTCATTGTTTGTTCCTCTTGACACATCTGCTATAAGTGTGTATGTATGTCCTTCTTTCGGTTTTTCATACATATCCAATCCAGCATTTGACTGAATAGGATTAAAGAAGGCCATAGACTTAATCTTTGATGGGTGTATAAGTGTATTAGAAGAACCTAAGAACTCACATTCAAACTCTCTTTGGAACTGTTCCTTAGAGGTGTTTGCAATAGTTTCTTCTTTCCATTTCTCATCACGGCCAGGAACTTCACTCCAATGTACATCAATAACATTGTAAGAGTTTCTTTCGTTCTCTGCATCCACCCAAAGTTTGTAGAACAAGTTCATACCATTTGGTGTAGAAACAATAATAACCTTTGTAGACTTACCAGATGAGATTGTAGGATACACAGAACTAAAGAAGTCCTCTGCAACATTGGTAGGAACGAATGCAAATTCGTCCAAGAAGATCATGTTGTAAGAACCACCACGAACCGCCGATGAGGACGTAGATGATGCAACCACACGAGAACCGTTTTCTAAATCCAGTGAACCTTTGTTCCAAGACATAACGCCTTGTTGTAACCACTTAGGAAGGTTTTCGTATGCAAGTTGCAAACGAGAAAGAATGTCTCGTGCAGTCGAAGCCTTGTTTGCTAGGATTGCAACATTCATGTTAGGATTGAAGAGAATATAGTGTAGAATATAAGACACCAGAGTAGTAGACTTACCACTCTGTCTAGGCATCTTACAGATTGTGAAACGATTGTTGTGGATTGTTCCAATCATGTCCTTTTGAAAAGGGAACATTTTGAATGGAATGAGTCCTTCATCCAAAGAAACAATTTTGATATAATTTTGAATAAAGTGTAGGGGTTCTTCCATACACTTCTGATATTCAAGAATTTGTTCCTTTGTCCACTCTACAGGGACATTAGATTTTTTTAGTAGTGGATTTCCAAGATAGTGTTCATAATTTGACATAACATAGTTTTACTCGGCATCTGCAATTGTAAGTTCACCAATGGTTAATGTGCCTTTTTCTACTTGTTGCATAATTTCTTGATAATCTGAATTTTCTGAATCTACTGGCACAGACATAAACAAATCACCACTAACAACTTTCAATGTCATACCATCTGGCATTCTTTTTACTTCATCTATTTGCATTTTATAACTCCGAACTAAAATTAAATGTTGCACCACCACCAATTCCAATAGCTGTTGCTAGTGTATCATTTGGTGTTACATAATAAGCACCTACATTTGCCTGATTTACGCTTGGTGCAATATTCAATACACTTATATTAGAATTTCCCGCTTTTGCTGACCATCCAGAATTTTGTCTATAAAACGCCCAGTTATCGGTTCCATCTGGAGCACCAGAGCTCTGGAATTTTGCATCCGTTAAACTATGAGTCAATGACGGTGATGCTCTCATAGAAACAGGAAAGGTTACTTGCCAACGAAGTAATCCATTGTTCCCTGTGCTTACTTGATTAAAATGTATTGGATAATATATCGTTCCAGATGTTCGTCCGAATAATGGATTAAAGAAATACCTCTGGCAAAGCGAAAGCTCTTCTGCAAAAGATCTGTGATCAAACTCTGTAGCCACACTGCCAACCTCTAATTTTACGCCTGTGATTTGCCATGTTGCGTTTGCTGTTGAAACAACTTTTGTTCCACTAGTTAATCCCATTTCACTTTCTGGTTGATTACTATGCCAACCAGCAGTATTAGATCTATCTGGGCCTTCTCCCATATCCCAAGATATTTGCCAACCTTGGCCATTTGTTGTATTGCCATTATATGTTGTGATTGTTCCTGCTGGAACTGTTATAGTTTTTTTCTCCCAAGTATTAGAGACAGAAATTGAATAGTTAAAAACATAAATTCCATTTCCATTCCCACCAAAAATTCCACCAAAAGTTCCAGTTAAAGATGATTTTACCCAAAAAGACAACGTAAATGCAGAAGAAGATGCAGTTCCAAAATTCATATGATTAACGTCATATCCCTCTAGTCTGGTATATATTCTTCCAAAATCAGAACCAGTTGGAGTGTATGCAGAACCATTTGTTAATTTTAAAGAATATTTAAACCCTTGATTAGTAGGAACATCAGTAGATTGTTCAACAGTACTATTAGTATTTGCATTTGTTTGAAAGGCAAAACGATCCACCCCCCAAAATGCAGATGAACTTGATGCAGTTTGACTCGTGCCTCTCTGAGCTACTTGCATGGCACCGTTGATAATAAGATTGCGTCCTCTTACTGTATTAGTATTAGGAGTAACACCGTTAATGGTTGTCGTATTGCCACCAGAGGCATCTAGAATTGCATTTGCTTGAATTGTACTCATTCTGGTTTCTCCGGCCATACCACATCATCCAATGATGTATATGTATCTGTAATATCTCTCAATTCTTGTCTGTATGTTTTCCATGCGGCAGGAATGTTTGTACCAAGTTCCTTATGCATAGTGATAAGCCAATCTGTTTCGCTGAGTCTAGCGTTTCTTTCTGTTCTCAAATTTTCTAACTTTTGTTCAGTTACTAACTCGTTTAATTTAGTATTAACACTATCCGTATCAATATCAACTATATCTCCATGTGCGTCATAAGCAATGTCACCATCAATCTTAACAACATTTGAATATAATTCATAAATTGCTTTGTGTTTCATTATCCCTGTATCTCCATAACTGTCAGAGTTGATATTGCACGGCCGTGTTCATCGTCCGTCAATCCGTCTGGTGTTTGATTTACATACATAGTTCTGGTAGATTGTGACGAGTGACTAATTTTGACACCATAAGTTAATGCGCTTGTGGATGCTGGTGAATGAACAAATGTTCCAGCAATGGATTGATTATAGAAAGTGCTATAAGTAAAATCTCTTGTTGCAGTAACTCGTTGGGCACTACCGGCCGCATCACCAGTTGCGGCAGTTATTGCACTACCATTTTCACATAAAGTCAAATAAGTTCCTTGTTGTCCACAATCAACCATAAAATGAACTAGTATTCTAGAGTTTGTTGATCTTGGAGTAATAGATGCAGTTAGTCCTGTTATGATGCTAGACGAAGAACCAGATGCAACACTTTCTGAAAAGGGGTCTGTTTTTGTTGTAGAAACAACTTGAACAATAGAACCCGCTGGAAGTGAACCAATCATTGTTCCAGTAACAGTTCCACTATCACCAGTTGTGACAATATTGCCTGCAACATCTGGAATGTTCAGAGTTCTATCTGTATTCGTATTAGGAGTGGTAATAGTGATACTACCAGTTCCACTCGCATTCGGTTGTAGGACAATGTTACTCATCTATATTCTTTCCTATTTTCTTTTATTTATTCTGTTGGTAATGGATCTGCTGCAGTAATTGTTAAATCGCCAGCATTCACCCTAAGCATAATTTCACGATAAGTTCTATTCATTTCATCCATAGGCACCCATGTAGGAATGTTATCAACAATGACTTTAATTCCAGAATCATTGCCATCCAAATCTCTTACATATTTTGCATCAGTAATTGTTGTATATTCCATTTTATAACTCCGAATCTGCTGTGTAATGAGCAAAAAATCCATAATGACCAGAATCATTATATAGGTTTATATAAACACTTTGTCTATTGCCACCATACCCATAGGGGGTTATGTTATTTGTCACCTGTCCAGCAGAAGAAGTAAATTTAGCAATTTTTCCAGCAGTACCAGCGGCATCATATACCACAAAAGTAGGAGTCGATCTCATAGTTGTTGGCAGATTGGCAGTTGCCCATTCCCACCCTGGCCCAGCAGTGTATGTGTGATATATCTGTAATGCAGTTCCAGTATTACCATAGGCATTTCCATTAGCATATATACTACTGAAAAAGTATCTCTGACATTTTTGAAGCTCTTCATTGGCATCAACATGTTCGTATGGAGTAGCTATATCGCCAATTTCTAATTGAATACCAGTAATGTAAATATCTCCAGCTGGAGTTGAACCAGATCTTGGCATTACCACCAAACAAGTATTTGTTCCAACAGGACTTACTGAAATTGTATATGTCTTACTAAATCTTTGCCAAGTAGTCGAGAGTTGATTTGTATCTGTGTTATCATTATCAATTACAACTTGATTTGATGAACTACCAACCGAATCTCTAAATGAAATAAAATTATACAAACTATCAGAAGCATTTGTGCTTCTTGCATAATAACTCAATGTAATTGTCTGTCCACTATAAAATATACCAGCATTTCCATTATAAACCAAATCTATACCTTGAGCAATAGTATATTCGCCAGTCATTGATGTAGCAGACAATGAATCTCTAATTCCAGTATTACTTGGAGCTGACGCAGAAGTTCTAGAAAATGATCCGTTTGCACCCCAAATAAACCATCTGTCCATACTGCCGTATCCGTTTGATGATGGATGACTTTGGCCTCTCTGATATATTTGCATAGCACCGTTGATGATAAGATTTCTCCTACCACCAATCTGTCCAATATCCAATTTCGCAGCGGTTACTGCACCAGATGCCAAATCAGCAGTTCCAATGGAACCGTCTTGAACTTTATCAATACCAGTTGTTCCGTTAATTACTACAGCCATTATACTACCACCCATCTAGCACCAGTAGGTACTGTTATTGTTACACCACTATTCACTGTGATATTACCAGCACTTACTGCGTTTTTGTTTGCAGTCAATGTGTAATCTGTGGTCACTGTCTGATCGTTCTCAATGAATACTTCATCTGCACCACCACCAGTTGCACCGCCGCCAACCAAGGCCCAACCAGAACCAGTGTATCCTTCAAATCGTCCATCTGAAGTGTTAAATCTCAGAGTACCAGTTTCGGGCGTAGATTCTCTTTGAGCGGTTGTACCAGCTGGAACATCGACACCCTCTAGTTTTACACCAACTAATTTTGCTCTTGTTAATGGCATCTTATTCTTTTCCTTTTAACATCTTTTGCAGTTCAGCGGTTGAACCCACAAACAATGCATTTGTTACACTCTTAGGCCCAGTGTTAGGAACCTCTTTAAGTTTTTTCATTTTTTCTTGCAAGTCACCAAGTTTCTCTGTAACATCTGCAACCTGTTTAATCAAGTTTCCAGCAACCTCATAGGCTCTAGGATGTTCACCTTCTCTTGCAAGGTCTAGGATACCATCAATAGCATCCTGTCCTCTTTCAATCAAATTATAAAAGTTTTCTCGTTGATATTTATAATCATTGTCAATGTCTGCCTCGTTGTTCTCTGTTTTAGGAACAAGTACTGGTTTAGGTGGAGTAACATCCTTTGTTACCACATCTATAGGGTCATCTACGATACCCAAAACATTATCTAAAATATCAACTTGTTTCATTATTCTGCATCTGCAATGGTCAATTCGCCAGCTTCTACCTGACGCATAATTTCTGCGTAGTGGCGGTTGTTTGGGTCTAGGGGTATTGAGTAAGTGTCTCCATCAACTATAACATCAATATGGTCATTTACGCCCTCATAAGCTACATACTGTGCAGAGGTAATGTTCATCTCGTTCATTTTATAACTCCGCATCTAATTTAAGCTGTGCAGTTGCATCATTTGCACCTCTGATTATTGCACCTGAATTTGCGACAAAGCCACTTCCAGATGGTTCTAACCCAATTGACGATTCATTTACCTGTTTCGTACTTAACGTAATTGCGGCGTTGGCACTGCCGGTTAAAATTTGAAAATTACCACTAACAGAGGTCGTAGGTGCCGTTCTCATTGTTACAGGCAAAGTTAATACGCCTTGTGCTTGGGTTGTTTGATTGCAATAAGCGGGTGCCAAGTATCTGTAAGCAGAGGTTTCGTTACCGTGTTTCTGATAATACCGCTGACACAACGCCAGTTCTTCACCATAGCTACGGTGTTCAAACAGTGTGGCTGTGTCGCCTACTTCTAGCTGGACATTTGCAATCTCTACAGTCTGACTTGATGTGAACGAAATACTGTCACCAAATGTAATTTGTAGGTAGCTACCAGAACCTACCGTCTTTCCAGACAAAGAGCCTACAGTGAAGGTTTTT